CGACCCGGTTCTATTCCATCAGCATGATTTACGTATTGGACTACGGGAGTATCAACGGCTACTGTTCCGTTTGAGAAGGCAGCAGACATAGCATGGTCGCTATACTCAATAACTCCTGTGAGAGTAGAACCCGATACTCCGCTATATGAGAAGTAAAATCCGGTTGTTGACCCACCGGGGCTTCCCATAATTCCATAACCGAGATTAGTTGCGTCAACAGTAACCCCGTTGTGAGTATTCCATGTTGCAGTAGTGGTGTTATCGAGAGTGATTGTTCCCAAGTTTGCTGTGTAAGCAACATTCAATGCGTCTTGCTGTCCGTTGCGAACCTCCCAATATCCAATCGTAGTAGACTTGACTGCTGTTCCGCTTCCTGATGCGTAGCCAAAGCCACCTGTCCCTGTAATGCTGTCGTAGAAATCGTTCTCTGCGGTTACAGGAAGGAAAGCGAGAAGAACGTTACCCATGAAGTCATCGGGCTGCACAGCGAAGTTGAATGACCCCTCGCCATACTTGGTGTTAGTTACTGCCTTTGAAGCCACCTGTCGGCTCATATCTGAGCGAACAAGTAGGTCGAAAGTCTGCTTAAAGGACTCGTCATCAACCTCTCCAAAAGTCTGTGTGCCGGAAGGCTCTGTTCCAAACGTGGACTCCTTCTCAATAGAAACATACCGATTTAACCACTCTGCTGTCGCCATACTGATACCTCTACGTGGTTTTCCTACCCTATATCTGTCTTATCAACGTTTGCACCGTCTATCTATGAGTCATTTTGATTCTACGAGTGTAATTCAGCATTAGAGTGTGAACACAAACGTTCTCATCGTTGTCTACTTTGACGTCAAAAGTAGTTGAGAATCCTGTAATACTGTCCGTAGTGCCTTGTAGCCCTGTATTTGTATACAATTCGTCGAAAACTTCACCGAGGATATTCAGACAAGAACGGTAAGCATTTTCGTAGTTAGTATCACGCACAGTTACGTAAACTTCGACGGAATAATCCTGATTTATCGTGGCCCCACCCAAAGTTTCAAACTCTCCATTATCAAGGCCTCTTAAGACTACATGGATAGAGGGTGTAGAAATCCTGTTCTGCATATCTGATGAAAGGTCATATCCATATACGATAGAAGAATCAGGGACTTGAGTTTTTAGGAACATACGGTCTGAACTCTGTATCTGCTGCACGACAGAAAGACCCATTCTGACTAAAGCATCTTGCGCGAAATCAGAAACCATCAACTCTTCAGGGTCGAATGCTCCATACTTCGATACGTAAACGCTACCCCATTGGACTTCACCACTTGTATTCCCAAATGTTATGCTATTCGATGCAGAAGTTGCTCCTACTACTGAGTAAAAGGAATCATCCCCATCTGCGTCCCGAATAATATCATATACATAGAGTTTCGCATTACCACTTGCGTCCAAAGTTAGCCTTAGAATGGTTGGAACAGGACTACTTTCTGATTGGGTTAAGTCTAAGTCCGAGATAGTTACAGTTGTAGCACCCACAAGGTCAAGTTGTGTGGCGTTACCTTTACTTTTAACTTCTACTTTCTTGACCCCATTATCAAGGCTCAACAAAACTGCTCCGTTGGTAGGCGCAGTTGTGAAGATGAAAGAAGCAACCATTGTGTAAGCAGTTGTTTCGGGTGAGAGTGTATATGTGCTGTTTGTAATCACCCAATAACCACCGGAAGCAGAGCCACCACTCCCACTAAATGCAGCATCGTTACTCGTAGTTGGGTTTTCACCTTGCATTCTTGTAGACCAATACTGAGTTGTAGTTGCTATTCCCATATCAATCACTAATCTCTATATCCTGCAATTCCTTTTAAGTTCGCAATAAGTTGATTGAGAGTATCGTCGTATGTTTCCTGATTTAACTCAAACATTACACGTTCATACCAAGCCTGCATAAATTGTACTCGTGGGAATCCGGGGTGTCTTTGGGGAGCCTTGAGATAGGCCACGTAATTTTTCGCTCGTGACCTTCTTGCTCCTTGCGTTGCAAATAGCAAGAATAACTTCTCGCTGTATGGGAAATCATTGACGCCTTCCTCATACATCTCGGTAAGGTTCGTCATCTTTCCTTCGTGGTAGCCTTTCACTCCTGTCGGCTCTTCTTCTTGCGGATTATCAAACGAACCTGCGACATGACGAATCCATCTCGTAGCCTTACGTGACGATTCTCTATGCGCCAAACTCCCTTTTAGGACGGAAAACACATCTCCGTCTACTTTCCTGCTTTTTGCTAGCCCTCCTAAGTGATGGGCTAACTCAAGTTTGATTATGGCCTCATTATAACCATCACCTAATGCGGTTCTCAATGCTATGTTGTGAGAAAGCCGCCCTATATTCGTCGTATGCTCTTCCATAGTCTTCCTTATTACGGACTTATCCAAGTGGACTTGAAATCCCAACATCATTGGGCCAACTGCCTTCGTTCCTATACCCTTCGCTAATCCTCCTGTATTGAATCTGTGACCAAATCGTATGGGTGAACCAAAACCTTCCTGTCTGCTCTTGAAATCTTCGTAGCGTTGCCTATTCATGTTTGCGCCCCATCTCTGTATCTTATTCAACAGTCGCTTTTCGTGATGAGTAACAGGAGAACGGTCAGTTTCGCCCCTCAAGAATCCTCTTGATTTATCCACTTGTCTACTCTTGTAGATACGCCCCGCTTTAGGCTTAGGCATTTTTCCGCCGAGACTACGACGAGGGCCACGAGCAATCCCCTTAACATTGGATATAGTCTTCTTCTTTGGTCGTTTCTTGGGCCTACTGCCGCCTCTGATTACCATTCTAACACCATCAATCTACTGAACCAAGATGGGCTAATCGCCGTAGATTAGTTGTGCCTCTCTCTCGTAATAGGTTACCCCGTATACTCTCTCCATCTACGAAAAATGTCCCTTCATCTTCCATATAGTATGCGGCAGCCAAATCACCACCTATTTCTCTGAGGATATGAGCCATCTCGCCCTGTTGAACGGTTACGCCGTCTGCGTGGTCTGCTGAAAGCCCTGTAACTCCTGTTAGTTGATTACCGCTTCTTCCCGTCCAAGCGAAGGAATCTCCATCAATATTCCCATTACCGGGAACGCCAAACGCACCACCGGAAGTTAAATCAACGGTAGTACTTGCTACCGAGTGTGCGCCATCGAGAGTAGTTTCGGCTGATTCTCGGCTTGGAACATCTCGTCCATAATCACGAAACTCTTGGTCAATATCTATCGAGGCTCTGCGAATAGCAGCAGTCAATTTACTCAATGCTTGCGTGCGCTGTGCGCTATTTAGACCCAATCTTGAGCCAACATCACTTGTAGAACAGTAGTAAACCATTTGTTATCACCGTGAAAAATCCAATCGCAATCAAGTATAGCATACGCTTCTGCATCTTGTGATAGGACACGAGCGACTTTTCAATGTTATTTAAGGTAACGCTGTGGTCTGCGGTTAGACTTTGGATGCGTGCAAGCGCATTCACTACGTTACTACACCACTCATACCAAGCGTCTTGACGAACCATCAAACCATCTCAAAAGTAGACATTCCCATCGCTGCTGCGACAATTGCTATGAGCGCGAACATCACTTTCTGCATAGTAGACATATAATCCGAAAGAAGGTCGTTAGTTACTTTTAGTTCAGAAGTGATAGACGCAAGGCCTGTTTTGGTTTCGACGTGAGATTGCACTAAGCGTTCTATGACGGTATCATGTCGGGCAACTTCTGCCTCAACATGGTCTAAACGCACTTCTACCACAGCAGTAGATGAAGGCATGAATCAACCTACCCGTAGTCCGGGGTCAATAGGAACATCATCAGGGTCTACTGTCTCTGTATCAGGGCAGTTACGCTTATCGTGGCCTGTGTTACCACAAACACTACATTTGCGAGTAGACATGGCTTCCTCAATCTTTTCGACTTCGTCAGCGATAGCATCAGCGTGTTCTTCGCCTTCCTCTGCTATGTTGATAACTTCGTCAAGAGTTATCTTGCCGTCTGCGTTGACTTCTTGATATTTCCTCATAGCCCATAATGCGGCTGCTCCAACAACGGCCAATAGACCAAGCCACAACTCTAACTCAACTCCGTATATCTCCATTTTCATTCCCTCTCGTATAGTATCTGTTTAACTGCCGACAATGGTATAACTGTAAAGTGTCGTTCCTCTCCCGGTCTGTAAATCTTGAACCCATGCGGTGTTTCTTCAATGTTTACCCTTGTGTATGACTTTTCAGGTGGTTGGTAAACTATTTTCCCTAATCTCCCCGGCATATTACCACATTCCCGCTTGTATTCTCAGGAAAATTGCTGCTCAAATCATCACTCCAATTCGATGCAGAAACCATGAAACCCACCCATCACCAACGTCCAATGTAATTCCGTAATCCTCTTCGGTCACTCTTCTTCCTCACTTTCTTCGGAAGGTTCTTCTTGAAGTGGGGCTTCTTGATTTGCGTTTCTGATAGCGACTTGTTTGGAAATCTCAGTAACGTCACTCTTGAGATTCTTGATGACCGTATCTACATCGTTAACAGCCTTCTCAAGTACTCTGAGCCATACTAATCTATCAGATGCTACTGATTGAAGGCGGGACATTTCCGCAGTTAGAATCTGCACCATCTCTGCATCGGATGGGGTAGGAGAAATCTCACTTATCTCTGCACTCGCCTCTTCGCTCATGTTTATACGACCTTCTGTGTCTACTTAAAGTGTTCTCAGTCGAACCAACTCGGTGCGTTTGGGATATTATCGTAGGCTTCTTGTGGCGTAACGTAATCTTGCGGTAGAGTGAGAAGAGTAGTCCTATAAGTTTGTAACTCTGCCTTCTGCTCATCTGTAAGTGCGTCGTATCGTATTGATAATTGGTAGGAGTCCATTAGCCGAAGCCGTTCATCCCTATATCCTCTTAATTCATCCCATTCCATTTCATTCACCCTAACTAAAATCTACATACACTATACAGGAAACATGACCGAAACTCAGACTTCCACCAACCCGCTTTACTTGTAGAGAATCGCCCTCAGACACAGCAAACGTAAGCCCTGTTTTAGTGAAATTGTAGTTTGTTCCATTTGAGTTAACCATAGTATCGGCGGTGAGTGTGAAGTCTTCTATATCAGAGCCGGAAGTGCCTCCATTCTTACGCACACGGAAAGTCTGCGTTGCTGTGCCGCTAAGAGATGTGCCTGTCGAAGAAAGAGAGACTGCCCTCACTACACCGGCTTTCGGCATTGGGAAAAGATTTGACCCACTTGTAGATGCGGCTGGAACGGGTATTCTCAAATCATAGGTGTTTGTGCCTAAACTATCTCGCTGGTAGAAATATTGCGCCCAACTGTTAAAGTCATCGTTATCAAACGCAGACAACTTGATTTCACTTATCAATTTCCTGCGTTCCCCTGCACCATAGTCCAATAAGATTAACTCATCCCGCGTCCCATCTACGTCCGCCGTCATATCCGTTAATTCAGTTAGGTCAAGAGAAATAGTGCTTGAGTAATCTCCGCTTGTCGTATTCGATTGGGAAATATCTAATCCTGTGCCGACTGATATATCAACTCCGGTCATATCACCACTACCGCCGCCGCCGGTCATATCATCTACAACTAGGTCAATAGTCCCATCTCCATCCTGATAGGTAGCAGAAATCCTCGTTTCCGTGTTAGATGTAAACATGGCCCCTACTATATCCTGAACTTCCTCGTTTGAAAGTTGAGTGTTCGTATCGGTATCGGTTGCTACCAAATCTATTGTCCCGTCGCCATCTTGATAAGTAGCGGTGATATTAGTTTCAGTATTTCCTGAAAACATTCCGCCGACTATGTCTTGAACTTCCTCAGTTGTGAGTTGGGTGTCGGCGGTCATATCAGTTACTTCTAAGTCTATTGTTCCATCGCCATCTTGATAAGTAGCAGAAATCCTCGTTTCGGTATTACCTGAGAACATACCTCCGACTATATCCTGAACTTCCTCAGTTGAGAGTTGAGTATTCGTATCAGTAGCGGCAATAGTCATATTTGTGCCGGACGGAGTGAGGCTTATATTGCTTCCAGCAACCAATTTAATGTCTTGTGTCCCACTTCCTGCGCCACTTTCAGTCAATCGAAGGAGAACATCGGCACTACTGTCTACCCATGAAGTCGCATATTCGTTCTGAGTATTAGTGTTGGCCGTCATATCATCTACGACTAAATCTATCGTTCCATCTCCATCTTCATAGGTAGCCGAAATCCTAGTTTCGGTGTTCGACGTAAACATAGCGCCTACTATGTCTTGAACCTCTTCCGTTGTAAGATTAGTGTCTAAGTCATCCACAACTAGGTCTATGGTTCCGTCACTATCCTCGTATGTAGCCGTAATCCGGGTTTCGGTATTGCTTGTAAACATAGCACCGACAATATCCTGAATATCCTCTGTGGGGTCAGTCCATGACCCAACTCCACTAAGACCGGAGTATTTGAGATAATTACCCGTAGACCCCCCACTTGGAAGATGAATATTTCCTGCGGTTGTTGGGTGACTATATTGAGTTGAGGCAAATGTAATTGAGTCGGCTCCTGCTGATGTAGTAATTGTAACGTTGCTTCCCCCCACCAACGTTAGGGTATCTGTCGCTCCGTCTGCTACCACATCATCTTGCCCTGATACTGATATAGTCTTGAATGCCTCTCCTGCCCCACCCGATGCGGTAGTGTCTATTGCATCTTGTAGGTTATCGAGAGTCATATACTTCCATTCCGAAGCAGTTTCGTCCCATAGCAGAATCTTATCGTCAGTAGCATCTGATGACTCATCTAATTCAGTAAGAGTTACGGGGTCTGCAATACTGAATGTAGTAGTTGAAAGAGCAAGGCCATTACCTGCTGAATACGTAGTATTGGTATCTGCGGTCATATCGTCTACGACTAAGTCTATTGTTCCATCACCATCCTGATATGTCGCTGAGATTCTTGTTTCTGTGTTACCACCGAACATAGCCCCTACTATGTCTTGAATATATTCATCACTCCGAGGTTGAGTGTCGGCGGTCATATCATCTACGACTAAGTCAATAGTCCCGTCACCGTCCTCGTATGTGGCCGCAATCCTAGTTTCCGTGTTACCACCAAACATAGCCCCCACAATGTCTTGCACAGCCTCGGTAGTCAATGGCGCACCGTCCAATGTAGTCACTACATCTATTGTTCCATCCCCGTCCTGATATGTAACTGCCGTGTTGGTTTCGGTATTCGATGTAAACATAGCCCCCACAATA